CCAGCAAAAACCATAGGGGTCAATAAGACCCCTAAGGTAAATTTCAATAATGATTTAGTTATATAATCCATAGTAATATCATCGTTAATAAAACCCCTTTGCTAAATGCCAACCAATACATATGGTAGTCATCTAATTGAACAGATTTTTGAAACCCTAATAGTTGAGTTTCATGCCATTCACGGAGTTGTGATAACATATTTATCATACGACCTCCTCTTTTTTTGTTGTCGTAGTGGTATTTAGTTAGATTGGTTGATGTAAATGAAGATTTCATCTCCACCATTTACAGTTATAACACCTTCATAAGTCGGAACTCTAGTGTCTAATCTTACTGAGGCACCTGGTTGGAATACCAATCTTATCTTTCCTTCAACCTCTCTGTAGAATACAAGACCACCGTCTTCAATAAAAACATTGTATTGTGAGTCTGCATTCTTACCAAATGAAGCACCCTTTATATTAAATTCTGAACTTCCACCTGAAGATGATTGTTTGTCTCCTAAATCTTTTGTAGTTTTAATCAGTTCTTCTACAACATCTAACATGTCCACCAAGAAGTCTGCATCTAAGAAATCTATATCAATAGAACTATATCTTGCATCATAGTCTGGGTCATTTGCATAATCATCATAGTCCTTTTCTAATTCATTAAACTCTAAGAAATCTACATCTAACATTCCTTGGTCTTCATTGTTATCATCTTGAGCTGCTTCTTGTACTGCTTGTTCTACTGCAGGTGGTGGTGCAACGATAAACATATTGTCTATCTGATTGACTGTTAAATTTGATATTGTCACTGCTGGTGTTGGTGGACTATCTAAACTTGAAACCATTGTTGCCTGAAATGCCTTATCTAAAACTATTTCTCCACCTTCATTTATGACTGTTATTTCTCCTGATGAATCACCGAATCTATCAGGAAGTAAAACTATCAAACTCCTTCCGAGTTCGTCAATGGTTGTTGTAAAATCTGTCCCACGGATTGCTATTTGTGCCGTAGGTGTTCGTATGTCTATGTTAGACTTTTTTATTTTTTGACCTGCACCTGAAGCGAATCGTGCCGTGCCTTGCATCATTCTTAAAGACATCTTCGATAAACTTGGATTTGGGTCATAGTATACTTCGTCTATGTATACTTGTGTGTGTTCTGTAAGCGAAAGTTCCTCATCATCAAGGAACTCTATGAGCATTCTTCCGTTGCCTGTTATTGCCTCATCATAGAGAACAATTCCTGTTCCAACATCATTACCTATTTCTGAATTGTTTCGAAGAACTGAACCTATGCCAGTTGATTCGACTATATCTCCGATGGAGTCCGCCTGCAGAGCAGACCCCACGAAGAGTAAAATACTAAGAATCGTTAGATGTATCTTTCTGATTAATTTGTATTGTTGAGTTATCACTTGTAATATCCAATGTGATTTCACCTTTACAAGTAGATATGCCTGTTGGACATGTTCCACTTAACTGATTGATATCTACATCTGCAGAATCACCATTCAGTTCAAAAGTAATATTGTGATAGGCACCATCTTTTTGCAATGTGTTGATATTGTTTGAAGCACCTGTTATATCAAAATTCCAGGTTGCATCATCTGATTCAACATCTACATCAAAAACATTGGAACTACCAATTACTATTAAATCAAAATCTAACCTCTCTGCTTGAGCAACTGAACCTTGGTCAAAGTCCATTGTATTAGAGTCACCAGTTATGTCTACTAACATATTTGTAGTATCTGATGAACCTGTTTCTCCTATCATCCAGTCCCAAACATTACTATCACCATTCCACTCTAAAGTGTAGGATGAAGAATCTGCTGTGACCTTACCATAGAGTAAGTTCTCATTACCGAGCTGGTCGATGTTAAAAGTCAACGAAGTACCTGTTATAGGCATGGCACTTGAACTACTATCAAAGTTGTCCAGTCCCATTTTGTTACCATAACCTATTTGGTCGATATACAATGTTAAAGTATCACCAATTTGTGTTATGTTAATTTCGTTATCATCGTCCGCAGCGGCAAACAGAAAAGGTACAGATAAAAATAAACTTAGCGCTAATATATATTTTTTCATTTTTCTTTTCCTTCTATTTCCCAAAAACCTCTATCATGCCCTTGGTGTATTAGTTCGAACACTGCCGCTTCAACTGCAGACCGTGTCGCGTATGTCACCGACTCATTATTTCCCACTCCGTCCTCGAATTCGATGAGTTGTGTTCCTTGTTCTATAAATCGGAATACATCACCTCCTCCACCATAAGAAAGGATAGTCTTTCTTGTTTGAACATTCAATAATACCTCACCAGTTAGAACTGATACTGCTCGTAATGAAACTGTCACAGCATCCTTTCTATACATCCTACTAACACCAACTCCGAGAGTTCTGGCACCTCGGCCACCACTCTCTAAATTGGTATCATACCCAATAATTCCACCCTCGATAATCATTCCTGCAAATAAAAGTGGTGCAACACCTGGAGAATCTTCTCCTTTTTTCTTTGCAATATCATCTCTGGCAGACCTAATAATTTGTCTCTCTCTAACAAGGTGGTCTAAACCTTGTCTTTCAACCACTCTAAACCATGTGTCTCCACCAGCAGTCTTTAATGCATCAATTAATAACTCAGTTCCACCTTGTGAGACTGCAGTTGAAAATGATGCAAGGTTATCAACTGCCTTTCTTTGTCCTGTTTTGTCTGAAAAATTATAGACTGCAACTACTGGTTTACTTTTCGAAGGTGGTAATTTAAGTAGTTCTATATAACTTGGAAGTTTAACTGCTTCTGGTTCATCAACACAAATGAAAGGCATTGCTCTCTCAAAAGTTCTACCCATTGCTCTGGCATAATTAACCAAATCATGGTCGTACTCTTCACCCCATGTTTCTGGATTACACTCTTGTGGTTCGTTAGAAAATCTAGGAACCGATGCGCAAGAGGTAAGTATTATTGCTAAACTAACCGCCGTCAGTAGTCGAACCGTCACCTGTATCACTCCCGAAGTTACCACTTCCAATTGGTATCTCTAAAATTGTTTCTGTTCCATCTTCACTAATAATTGTCATTCTAATAAATTCTGTTCCATCTAAATTTGTTATGACTTCATAAGTCACTGTAGAACCTTCTAATACAAATGAACCGAATCTAACTGGATTATCATTGTTGAACATATTTTCAACTAACTGTTTTGCCATTTGGGCATAAATTCGTGATTCTAAATTTCTAATAAATTTTGCTAAGGTCGTATTGTTCTCTTCCCTCTCGGCAGCTTTTCTTGCCGTCTCTAATGCCTCTTCGATGGCCTTTTTCCTGGAAAACTCTTGGTTCTCTACAGTCAAATAATGTGATGCAGTTCCTACTCCACTAAAACTTGGATTTTTAAACTTATGTACTATCTCTGTTGCAGATAGTGGAAATGATAATAGAAATGCGATGAAACACATAGGTAAAATTATTTTCATTTTTCCTTCCCCTTTTTCTTTTCGTTTTCTTTATATTCTAAGACTACATCAACTTTTTGTTGAAGTCTTATAAGGTCTTGGTCTAACATACGCACTTGGTCAATTAATCTAATCAGTGCCATATGTTGTTTTTCGATTTCAGGTTCTAGTTCGTTACCTACAAACCACCAGATGTAGTATATAAAATAACCTAGACCAACCATCATTACGATTGGGAATCCATATTCGGATATCAATTGAGCAACTTCGGACATTAATCCCTCCGTGCGTCAATCTTGTCGTCTTCTATAAAGTTTTCTGCTCTTGCAATTCTCTCTATATCTGGTCTTAGTTCTAACGCTGAACTTACTAACATGTCTATCTTAATCATTTCGTTAGACATGGTTCTTGCACGATTTTCTAGTGACTTACAGAACATGGTTAATGTTTTTATATCGTCTACAACACCTTCTAGTATCTGTTTTATAACAGTGAATATAAAGAAACCCATTACTAAACTTCCAGCAATTGGGGCACCGACTTCACTTATTAATCCAAAGATATCTTCCATGCCATTATTTATACTTTCTGACTTCTCTTACGCGAAAAAAAAGGGCACTTATTAAGTACCCTTTTTGACTAAGTAGTCTAAGTTTATTTCATTTGAGAATGGATTGACTTAATCACTTCTGCTTTTGAACCTGAAACTTTAACCTTTAGGTTTTCCTTATCTGCAAGTTGAATCAACTGAACTTTAGTTAGTTTCTTTAACTCCGATTGTGAAGGAACTTTCTTTGCAGGTTTCTTAGACACTGGTTTCTTTGCAACAGGTTTATCATCTTTATTGAAAACAAAGTGATAGACGATTGCAAGACCAATTACTCCTAGAATTACATATTCCATAATTTATACCTCTCGTTTATATAATTATTTATCCAACAAAGGATTCTTATCCTTTGCCTTGCCAATTGCAAGTGCAAGAACTTCCAAGTATTTATATACTTTTGCCCACACTTTGTCATCTGATGGTGTTGGAGTTAAAGCAACTATAACACTACAAATAGAGATAACAACTGGTATTACCATTAATATATTCCAAATTCCCATAATAAATTCTGCGATTGCTGTTAGCATATCCGCCTCCTTTATTTGATTAATATCGGAGTTATTTAGGTTTTATTGCTTCCGATTGAGTATTTTGTAGTCAATTTCCACTGACTTTTCTCTTTGAAAGGTATGATTTTAACTTGTGAAAGTGGTGCAGTTGGTTCTTTTATCTTATCATTATCTAAAACTTTGATAAGACTCCACTGTTGTAGAAGATTACAGATAGTGTTTCTTCTTCCGATATCATTCTCATCTATGTTGGTTGGTTTACCGTCAAGGGCAAACAGTTCTTTAAAATGAACAATGTAATACTTGCCTCTCTTATGTAAGATATGGCATGATTGGAAAAGTTCTTGTTCTCTTCGAGAGGCAACACCTATTCTCGAAAGTGTTTCTCGTATTTTAAGGAAGTCATCCTCTTTTTCAAAGGATATTTCTATTAGTTTTTCTACTAAAGGGTCTATTTCATTCATTATTTTTACCACCAAGGTGCATTCTATTCTTCAACTCACGATATTGTTTATCAGATAAGAGTGATGCATAATCTTTTGCCTCTCTTGTTGATACCTGATAATACTGTTTAATTACATCGAGTTTCTTAGAGACATATGGTTTACTCCACTTGGAGAACCTTTGTCTTCTTCTAAGGGTATTTAGAAAAAATACATATTGAAGACGACCCTCAGTCGAATGCCTGATGTTCATTTCGTTAGTCAAGAAGATACAATCTTCGTGGTATGATAATGATTTATTTATTAGGAACGGTTGATATGATTTCTCTTCGATATCATCAACCATGATATCTTTTTTGTCGTAAGAGACCGACTTGACAAAATCAAATGGATTGCGTTTTGCCATTGTTTACCTATGCTTTACAAACTTGTCTACTAGGTCTTGACCAGTCAATTGTATACCCATAATAATGACTTCATCATTATCTAAAGTTCTTCTGACTGAACCATCGTTGAATTCAACATCAACAACATTTCTGGTTCCCTTTGCAGTATCTTCTGGTCTATCATCGTACCAGATACTATCAAGTGAATGTGCATGAATTTGTTTAACAGTTTTAGCCCATGTTTCTGCTTCTATTTTAAGTCTTTGCAGTTCGACTCTCTCATCATATTGTGTCATCTTTTCTCCCTTCTTCAAACAGTTTGTTTGCTTGTCTTTGTAGACTTCTCTCTAAATGGTAATCAAACCATCTTGCTATCCATTGTCTAATCTTACCCATTACGCTTCTTTATTTGGGTTCCAAATAGTTAAGTTTTTAGTCCTTAATCTATTCACTACTAGGTTGTATCTTGATTGTTCTTCCTTCCATTCTTTTAACCATTTCTCACCATCTCTCTCTGCATCAACAAAGATTGCATTTGTGAATGCAAGTGGTAATAAAATACCTATGTGTATAAAGATACTTATAACTGTATTGTAGTTAAAGAATCCTAGATAGTTTGCAGCTAAGAAACCAAAGAACACTGACCATACAGTGAACAAGACTAACATAAAGTAAGTCTGTAAACTTGGGTCAGGAATGCGTGATAGTGGATTGTATCTAACATCCATTACTCTTCTCCATCCACTGACAAGTTTCATTACACTTCTTCTGAAGAGACTAGGTTTTTTTATACTTGGTTCAATCATTTTTTTCTCCGTTGAATCTAATGTACTCTTTTATAACATGCATACCAACTGTTGCCCATGTCACTACTACTAAACTCCAAAACAATACTTCCATCATTTGAATTTACACTCTGACATTATTTCTGTTAGACATGCAGTGAAGTTAATTTCTGAATCCATTGAAAATGCAGATTTGTATTGATAGTCTGCAATAATTAAGACTGCGGCAGGTACAGAACTAGGTTCTAATTTAGATTCAAGTGAATTGAAAACCTTTCTGTAAAGTGTATTGAAGTCGTTATCAGAATTCTGACCGACCCACTTTCTCATGTCTGACCATTTCTTATCTTTAAGCATGTTGATTAGTGGTGTAAGTTTCTCTTCTGACAATGTAGATAGTAATCCACTATCGATAACACCACTTGCACCATATCTTTGAATTTCATTTAGACATCTTCTGAAGTCTGGAAAGAATTTCATAATAAGTTCTGCAAGGACTTTATTGTCTGCTTGAATACCCTCTGCATCACAAATCTCATTGCATCTTTTCATCATTTGTTGTGCAAGGATTGGTTTGTCTGAAGGTTTGATTAAGAAATCAATTACTGTTGTTCGTGAGTGTAGAGGTGGAATAATTCTATTCTTGTAATTACAAGTAAAGATAAATCTGCAATTAGATGAGAACTCTTCTATAAAGTTTCTCAATGCAGGTTGCACTGAATCAGCAGATATATAATCTGCCTCATCTAGTATCACGACTTTAGGTCCACCTGAAAGTGATACTGTTGATGCAAAGTTTTTGATTTTAGTCCTGAGTGTATCAATCAATCTGCCTTCGTCTGAACCGTTTATAACAATGAAGTCTGCACCAAGTTCATTACATAATGCTTTTGCAATGGTTGTTTTACCACAACCTGCAGAACCACATAACATAAGATTTGGTATTTGTTCTTGTTTAACAAACTCTCTGAAAGTAGATTTGATTGATTCAGGAAGAATTGTGTCCTCAATATTTTGAGGACGATATTTTTCTACAAATAAAAATTCTTGATTCATAATTAGATGTTAAAACCCCTCCGAATTAACTGTTGTAAGAACCCTTGAAGATTGATGAGATTTCTTACATCCCGAGTATAGAGCTGAGACTATAACCCTATTCACACTATTATATATATGTCTATTGACCATATTTTGAATCAGGTTCAAGTGCAATAAAGTATTCTAACTCTATATCTTTGTTATTGAAGTGTGAAATACCTTTAGAAGATACTGAAACTGAATAGTTTCCTTCTAACACTTTCAAATTATCAATCTTGAAATTGAAAGTAAACGGTGTTCCGTCTCCTGTGCCTACAGTTCTACTGAATGAATTAGAT